TTAACTTACTGATTTTAATAAGCCTCTGGTGTCACTTTGGTGACTATGGGGCATCATTGGGACATAATCTGTCAGCTTCTGATTCAGCATTGCGATCTGTTCTGCATTGCTGTCAGTCATCCATGCTCCGTATACATTGAATACCATCTGGGCACTTGCATGGCCCATCTGGCTGGCAATGAAGCTTGGGTTTGCTCCGGCAGATAATGACCAGCACGCATAAGTGTGTCGTGACTGGTATGCCTTTCGATGCCTGATCCCTGCACGCTTAATGGCTGTTTCCCATGAGTCACCTACAGAATCGACTTTGTAGACAAAACCTACCTGTTCGCTTTTTCTAACCACTTGAGGGTTAAACACGAAAGTACATTCATGGTTCACTGAACGTCCATATTCACGTAGTTGCACCTTGATGTTGTACTGCTTACCCAGTCTTGTCATTTCAGCCTGATTTTTCAGGACACTGATAGCGGGCTGGATAAGGTGCACAACCCTGTTTGTGCTTGCTTCAGTTTTCGGTAGAGTGAACTCACCAAGTTTCGTATAATTGCGCCTGATGGTAATTGTTCCTGCCTTCAGATCGATATCTTCCCAGGCCAGGGAGACCAGTTCACCGTGACGCATTCCTGTGTACACAGCCAATGACCACAGGTTTTTCGTCTGCTGATGTCGGCAAGCATCTATCAGGCGAATAAATTCGTCACGAGTTAGCGGATCTGGCTCTGCCCTGGCTCTTTTAAGAGGCTTAATTCCCTGGAAGGGATTTGCTTCTAAGTAACCGTGATCTGCAGCAAACTGAAACATTCCAGCGATTGTCGTCATGTAATAATTTACAGTAACGACGCTCCGTCCTTTTGCTGCTGCTTTGTTTTTCGTTGAATTCTGATACCCGGTTAGCAAATCTTTCCTGATATACAGCAATTCCTCTTTGGTTACCGATGACACCAGTCTACTGCCTCCAATTTTCGAAACCATCGTTCTTGCAACGGATTCATAGCGATTGAATGCATTTGCAGAGATTTCCATTCGTTTCAGATCCAGCCACTTTTCTTCAAGTTCCTTCACCGTAATTTCTTTTTTACTTACCCCAAAAGCCTGAAGGTTGGGGGAGTCAGGGAACTGTGCAGCATAATCAAAGCTTCCTGTGCGGATGGCAAAACATACCGATGTCCGCAGTTCCCCGGCGATCTTCCTGTTCTTGGCAGTGTCAGGGACACCAAGATTTTCCCTGACACGTTTACCTTTAAAATTAAACCAGATGCGTAATGTGCCGCCGTGGTTTTCGACGCCTGTTGGATATTTGACTTTATCCATTGATACCTCCAGACGCCCAAGAGCGATACGAGCTTACATACTTCATGGCATTAAATCACCCAGGTTGTTTGTTTTTCATTGAAGCGACCCAGGCATCTATTGCTTTTCTGTTATACATACATTCACTGGAAGGCTTTGGATTACCGTCTGGTGATACGTGAATATACTCTCTTCCAACCATCCAGCATTCTTTCCGGGCCCGAAGAATTGTGCCTGGTTTGAGCCCGGTAATTGCGATTAGAACGCTTTCACAAACCCATTCATTGGGAGCCAGTTGAATCACATTGCCCATGCATTACCTCACACAACACTCAGCCCACGGCAGTGGCACCACACTTCAAACATTCGTTTCACAATTTCACGACAGTAGAAACCGTCAACATCTCGTGTCAGGTCATAGCGATTGCCGTAACGCTGGTGGACCCATTGTTCAAATGCTTTATTCATTGTTTACTTCCTTTTCATGGCTCGTAATTTTTTCAGATGAGCTTCCTGCTCTGTTTCTGCCAGAATTTGTCGGTATTCCTGGTGATCGATCCGTTCAAACAGTTCATTAAAATCGTTTATTTTTACCGACTGTGTTCGCCCATCCATTCTTCTGTACAACACAGTGTTGTTTATGCAGCGAACAATTTTTATCGGGTAGCCAGCACTATCGGTGTATATCTGCCCGCGTTGAATCAAAGCGAACATGTGGTTATCCCCATCGACAAATCGAGAACACAACAAACGCTGCTGCGAATACCACCCCCAGAGTTACGATTGCATCAGGCCAGCTCATTGATTCACCTCCTGCGGCGGTTCTGGCAGCGGCATCCAGTGGGTTACCTCCTTGAGATACAGGTCTTCGCCATCACCGTCATCCCAAGTGGGCTTGCCATCATTAAACCAGTCGCCATATACGCCGACCTGAGTGTTGGGGATGTTTGGTGGGTAGTTGTTTTTAAAGTCAGCAGCTAACACATAGCATTGTCGCTCTCCCATTTCTGGCATTCGCTCACTACAGCTTATCCAACTCTCCGGAGTTACCGGAGAGTTGCCAGCCTCATACGCCACACGCATCCAGTGCATAAGCGTTTCAGTGCTCACACAGCCGCAATCAACATCAATTTTGCCGTGCTGCTGTTCCAGCCATTGCTCAAGCGTAGTGCTCATTTTTCATCCCCCCGATGATGCCATCTGCATCGCATCTCATAGCACCCCCACTCAACACGAAAACCACATAGCCTGTGCAGATCCACCCACTTCTGCGCCATCGCTGGCGACGTGTAAATCACAGTGAATGCGTTATCTTCGTTGTCGATTTGCGTAAACGTCACTTTGTACAACAACCCACCGTCGACACATGCTGTGTTCAACGATTTATTGCTAATACCCTCAATCATTCGTACTCAACCCCCGCTGTTTTGAATTTGATCCCCGCTGCCTGCAATGCGTGCTCGACGTCGAAGCGGTCCAGCCATCCACCAAAGTGGTGCGGCATCATTACCACCCGCTCACCGCTATTTATTGGGTGGCCCATACGGGGTTCGTAGCCATCCGGTAACTCGACTTCCCTCGCTTCCAGTTCTGCAATTCGGCACATAGCATCAATATTTGTGTCCTCCAGGCGCTTAATTTCATCCAGCAGCGCCAGTACCACCGACGGTGTGACCTTCATCCGAAACGCCTGCAATTTTTGAGGCGTTGCCACTGTTTCAATTGCTACTGCTGCCTCACGCAGTGCCTGATAGTTAATTTGGGTCACTCTTCATCCTCCAAGTCGGCAACGGCGTCCATCACATCAGAACCGCGAATAACCTCAAAAGCACGGCAGGCCATTTGAAATACCAGTTGCTCTTGCGGATGCGGTGATTCCCAATATTTGAATCCAGGGCGATGCGCGTACCCCATCATTGAATAAAAATCACCAGCAAGCTTAATCGCGGCATCAACAAGCTCTCTGTTAGTCATTCTTTTTCCGCTCACTGGTTGCCTCCTTTGCGAATCTGTTCCGCCCATTCTTCTAGGGATTTCTCCGCATATTCACCGGACAGGCCATCAATCGGGTGTGGTTCATTAGCCAACTCTTCTTTCGCTGACAGAATCATGCGTGTAACGTCGAAAACTTCACGTAAAGACTTATTGATAAATCCGTGATTGAAAGCAGCAGCAAGACGGCTTGCGGTATAGTTAATCCCCTCGTTGCGTGCTTCCGCACGAATTTCAGCCAGGAAAGCATCGGTGGCTGGAGTTTCGCTGTGGTGCAGGGCATCGTTGATAATCATTGCAGCAACACCAGCCTGCCCTGCATCCGTGACCGACACATGCTCAAGAGTTACGGCCATTGCGTGTTTCAGCCCCGCATTCTCCGCCGCCAGCGCCGAAAACTTCTCGTGTGCCAACTTAACAGCTGCATCAGCCTGCTTAATTGACTCAATCGATTTCTGTTGGTCTTCGGACAGAGCCAAAATCTTGGCCTCCGCTTCAGCAAATTTACGCACCAGATATTCAGCATTTGTTTCATTCACTTTCAGATCTCGTGGTACACATTTCCCGCGAAGAAACCCTTCCATTTCGAAAACATTCATGCGCATGTGCGTAACTCCGATAACTCGTTAAAGCGCTCCATAAACATCCCGTAGGCATGGCTCGGAGCCAGTGGAATAACTTTGAACATTTCTGTTGCCGGGATACCTTCCAGTACTGGCCAGAAAGAGCCATCATCAAGCCCGAGATCGCGGCGTTCGGTTGCCAGCATGATGAGATCGGCATATTTCACAGGCGTGCTCATAACCGGGGGTAACCCGTATTTCTCACGGATTACGGCGTCTATTTTTTCTTCCATCCGTTTATAGTCAGGAAGAAGGCGTTTCAGTGGAGCGGGAATATCCTGGCAATACGCTTCTGTTGCATCATGCATTAACGCTTCAAAAGCAAATTCCTGCGGCACCAGCTGGCTGCAAAGCACCGCATGTTGGGCGACACTGTAGAAGTGAGAAAGATGACCGGCAAAGCGGCAGATATTTGAAAGGGAAACCGCGATATCGTTAATCACGATGTCGTCTTTATTTATCTTGTCATAATAAAAATGCTTCCCGGAAAAAGTTTTAATAAATGACATTTTGTTCTCCACGTTATATGCGCTGCACCGCTCTGAATTTTGATTGCAGCAATCCAGCCCATTTAACATGGGATGATTGCTGCAATTTTTTTAAGTTGTTGGATTTTGGCTTTTATCTTCTTTGTAAGAAAGAAGGTCACACATCAAATTAACTACCTTGCTGAATTGGAAAAGGTCAGCGCCAGTCTGATGACGCCACTGGAATGCTTTATCATCTTCATCATTAAATGTCTGAGATTGAGTATTGATGCGCGAAAAATGGAAATTTTCGGTAAGAATGAAGGTCACACCGCAACCGGATAACTCCATTTTATCAGCAGTGAAACTACTACTAAGGCTATCGGCCAGTTCGCTTTGAATTGACTCATGCTCAGCTGAGTAGCGAATAATTTCCTTTTGATCTGCGTAGCGTGATAGCTGAATATAATTTCCGACAGTGAATCCTTCAAATGCATTGGCTGCACCATTGATGTAGTTATTCAGGCGTGTAGTCAGTCCATTCTTGATATCACTGATGTTGATTGTTTCTGTTTTCACTGAACCGACAACCTTAATCAGCATTGCGCATACCATACCGGCTATTATTTTATTGGTTGTGTTGATTACCAATAATTTCTCATCAGTGCTGTACAATGCAAGAATCAGAGTAGACTTAACAAATGCCTGTTTGCATAGATCTACTCGTACGTTATCAATAATGGCCAGTCGTTCGGCACGCTTTAATTTATTCCCGGACATATTTTCGATTGTTTGGATTCGAGAATTAGCTTCTTTCATGACGACATGTCGGGGAATTATTTTCTGATCATGACGGATTACCATTGCGTACCCACCAGATATCGGAGTTACCAGTTCACCAGTGACAGGATTCTCTACAAAAGAGGACCGTGAAAATTCTGTTTCCCCGATTTCAGAATAAGGGAGTTCGAGAAGATGACCTTCAATAGCCTGTATACTAGGTAATGTTGCTCGGTACACAATTGCGTTACGAAATTTTGGTAATTTCATTCTATTTTCCTCTGCACAATGTATTAGTTTCTCCACAAAACAGAGAAGAACACCTGCGGTGGCAGCCGCCCGGATGGATTGGGTTATGAGCCCGTCGTCCGGTGATGCTCTTCTCTGTTTTGTAAAAAGAGCGGTACCAGCCGGAAGCAAGTGTACAAACTGGTACCGCCAAAGCAGTGGCTGTTGTGGTGACCGGTGCTGATCTCCGGCTTGCGGTTATTTCAGACTCTCACGGGCGTTTAATTGCCCCGCCGAACAGCTCTTTTCCGCAATAGCTGCAATGTCTTTCGCGCATCAGCCTGCGCATTCACCACAACGCTGAGAGCACTTAGCCAGTTACGGCACCACACTTTGTCGCGGTTCCATAAATGCCCTCATCGTTGCACCCTGGTCTCTTCCCAGGCGTCAAACCGAATCGCCACGCTGGTTAGGCGTCTTATCAGCATCATCATTGACTTGCACATTCCGGCTACCTGGTTTGTTTGCCCGAGCAAGGAGTGGATTGTCCCCTTTAACGTCCCCAGACCGCTAACGACGCATGTGCCATACGCCGTGTTACAACCAAATTTTGTTTAATCTTGCCTGTGACATGTTTCTTTTAGATACATTATGTATCTCAAGGGTACATTGTCAAGTATAAAAAAACCTGCCGAAGCAGGTTATAAATATTGATTAGGCCTTTATTTTGTATCTTCTTGGTTTTCCTGAGAAAATTACTGTGCCAATTATAGAGCAATTACCGTTGATCTTAATGTAAGGTTCAGGCCAGTTTGGGTTTAATGCTTTGAGGTAACGCTGTGTTCCATCTTCTATCAACCGCTTAAAGGTGGTTTCGCCTGTATCGTGCATCAATGCAATAACGTCGTCACCGTGGCAGGCAGGGACTTCAGGATCTACAAAAATCATGTCTCCCGGGCGGTACTCATCAATCATTGAATCACCAATCACCCGCAAGATATAAGTCATTTCGCCACAGGGTACAGGGCAGGGATAAGTTTCTGCTGTGCTCAAATCAACCTCAGAATAGCCAACTTCTTTCCATGCTCCGGCCTGTACCCATGATATGACAGGGACTAACGTTATTTGTTTGTTAGTAATTGAAACATCAGGTTTTTTTGTGATGTTTGTTGTCTGGTGTTCTTGATCAAGCCATCCGACAGGCAGGTCGAAACATTTTTCGATGTGCCGTGCCATGCTGTCACCGATATTTTTAGTAGCACCATCTCCCATAAACCTGCTGGTCTGGGTTGGCTCGCGATCAATCATGGTGGCAAAGGAAGAATTCCCGCCAACACCATCTCTCAGTTTTCTGGCGTTAGACCGCCGGATGTCATGGACTGTTTTCATAACGAAATTAAAACCTTTGTACCGATAGGGTACAAGTATCTTGAAGGTTCATCTCAATCATGTAATATGTATATCGGAGGTACATATTGTATGAAAGCGTATTGGGACTCTTTAACCAAAGAACAGCAGGGCGAGTTGGCCGGAAAAGTTGGCTCAACACCAGGCTACTTACGGCTGGTTTTCAATGGTTATAAAAAAGCCAGTTTTGTGCTGGCTAAAAAACTTGAGCAATGCACGTCAGGTGCAATTACGAAATCTGACTTAAGACCGGATATCTATCCGAAAGATTAACAGAACACCTTCAATTTTTAACCACAGAACGATGAGGCTAACCGTGGGTAAGCATCACTGGAAAGTAGAAAAACAGCCTGAGTGGTACGTGAAAGCTGTCAGAAAAACTATCGCGGCGTTGCCGGGGGGTTACGCTGAAGCTGCTGAGTGGCTGGATGTAACAGAGAACGCTTTATTCAATCGCCTTCGTGCCGATGGCGATCAGATTTTCCCGCTGGGATGGGCAATGATTTTACAACGTGCTGGTGGAACTCACTTCATTGCTGACGCTGTGGCGCAGTCTGCAAATGGCGTCTTTGTGTCTCTTCCTGACGTCGAGGATGTGGACAACGCCGATATTAACCAGCGTCTGCTGGAAGTCATTGAACAGATCGGCAGTTATTCCAGACAGATTCGTTCAGCAATCGAAGACGGTGTAGTGGAACCGCATGAGAAGACAGCAATTAACGACGAGCTGTACCTCTCAATTTCGAAGCTCCAGGAGCATGCAGCACTGGTCTACAAAATCTTCTGCGCTCCAGAAAATAGTAACGCCCGCGAGTGTGCAGCTCCGGGCGTCGTGGCGTCGATTGCTTCTGGTTGTGGAGAAACTAACGCATGAATAGTTTAACGGCAAATAACCGTTTGTCGCAACAGCTGGTGGTCAGCGTCGCTGAACACCTGTTGTTACGGCATGAATGCAGATTACCAAATCACCTGGCTGTAAGTAACCACAGAGAACTTTACCTGACTGTGGGGGGCGAGTTGTGCAGGAACTTAACCGCTGGTTTCGTGACGGAAGAGGGCTTTATGTCCATGTTATTCGTTGGGAGCCAGAAACACAGCGCGTTATCTATCTTCGCAAAGACTACCCGCATGAGTGCTTTAGTCCTTTGTGGAAATTCAGGCGTGATTTTGTTGAGTGTGAAGGACCACCAGCATATTGATTCT